GAGTGCAGAGACTGCAGACAATGCTGGGACGCCTCAATCAAAACTGTTAGTTATGGTAAACACTAGTTCAACTAAGCTGGTCAATGCCATCCTCTTTCGAACCCAAAGCTGCAAGCATCAAGCCACAAGCTTCAAGCCCCAAGCTGCAAGCCTCAAGCTCCAAGCCACAAGCCTCAAGCTCCAAGATTCTTGAACCACGGTACATTTGAAAACGATTCTTGGCTCTTGGACCGAGGGCCTCAATCATGATAAAAGTATTCTTTGGGTGCTTAATATGAAACGATAATTGATGACTGCTAAATCGGATGGCGTTACCCTTCGTGACCTTTAATTCAATAGTGAAAAAGTGGCCATGGCTATTACAAGCCAGTATGTCAGGAGTGCCAAGATTACTAAGGTTTTCCAACCTTGTAAGAGAAAATTGACTCCAAGATTTACGTATTTTTTGGTATAATTTAGCCTCTGGACCCACCTACTTTTTAGGGGTAACAACGTCATTCTTTTTGCTCTTCAACGACGCTAACAATCCTACTAATGTTGCTACTTCACCATATGGTCTTGTCCACATGTATTGCAATAATTGTTTTCTTTGTTCTTCTGTCAGTTCAAACATACACTCTCCTTTCTATAAAATTATTTTAGACTTTTCTGGGCCTATTGTTTTAATTACAACTCTTATTCCTTCAGTTGCACCTATTAAAGTATTTTCATATGCTTCAATTTTTTTTATTTCAGCTAGTCTATTATTACCCATGTCAACATAGACTCTGGCATACATAATTGCATTGCCCTTACCTTCAACCTTACCCATACCCTTGTTAAACTTGTCAGTAAAATTTCCAAGTATCTGCTGTAAATCTCTAACTAACATTATAATAATCTAATTTTTCTTTTTTTAAATCTTTTACTTCTTGCTCTAGTTTATTTATCTTAACTATTTGATCTGCAAGTTCTGTTTTGTATTGTGTATTTATAGACAATAAATCACGTATGTTATTACGTAATTTATTTATAGTGTCGTTTGTTTGTGCTTGTTTAAAATTTATTATTGTTTCGTTTTCGTATGTTTTATCTTCATCTTTCATATATTGACAATATAACAATGTTACCTTAAAATGTCAATATGGGTGTTCCAAAAAGATTAACAGAAATGCAAAAAAGATTTGCAGAATATTTAGTATTTAACGAAGGACGGACTACTGGTGCAGATGCAGCAATAGCTGCTGGCTATAGTGAGAAACGTGCTAGAGTTGAGGCATCAGAATTACAAAACCCTACTTTGTCACCGCTTGTTGTACAATACATTGGAGCATTACGAGAAGAAAATTTAAAACGATATGAAGTATCTTATGACAAACACGTTGCAGAGTTAGGCAAGATTAGAGAGGCCGCTTTGAAGAAAGGTGCTTTTTCTGCTGCAACAAACGCTGAGAAAAACCGAGGTATGGCAGCAGGATTATATATAGACCGTAAAATAATAAAAACAGGTAAATTAGAGGAAATGTCAGAGGAAGAGTTAGAATTAAAAATGAAAAAAATATTAGAAGACTACGCTCCGATTTTAAATGCAAAGGTCGTTGAAGCATTACCGGAAGAAGTTAATGAATCCGAGTTATCTTCTTCACACAAGAAGTCGGAAAAACAGACCGCTCTGAAAAGTGAATAGAACCATCTTCTTCAACATCATAACCAGCAAAGATTCTTACAGTTTCATCATCCTTACTAAATAGCCAACCTTCGCTTACAGGTGTTGCTAGCTTCATATTAGTAAACTCACGCTCACTACCCCAACCACCTTCTGTAATAATATCAATCCAATCTATACGTACACGCTTGTATGGAAAAGGCATATCTTGTTTTATAGTTTTGGATTTAGTGTAACTATTAATTCTTCTAGATTTGTTTTTGGATTTCATAAATGTATATGTATGTCAAAAGTTTTAAAAAAACAATGAAAATGAAAAGCTTCGCGTGCTGGCAAACCTATAATTTGACATAGGTAGACAAAATAATCTGTCACCTTAAACATAAAATGTCTACCCTAGTGTCTACCCTAAAGTTATATATACCAACACTTCTAGACCAAAGTGACAGAATGACATTATTTCTAGAGTAGTTTTTTATTTTTTTTTTATTTCTTTTACCATACATATACATTGTCATAGTACCCTCTTATCTGCCTCTTTTTGAACATAATATTTACGCATTATTGCCACTTTGTCTTCAGCTTCTGCAATAATTTGTAACAATTTATCAACTTCGCCCGTAATATCTATATGTTCTGGTATAACTATATTGTTTTCATTAAAAGATTGTATCTTATAACGTGCATCCTCAATCGTAGCTTCATATCTCTTTAGAAGCGTTCTAAACAACATATTATTCATTTCCATCTCCTCATCACAATGTCGCCATCTTTCTTTTTGTATATAATCCATGACGTTTTACCGTCAAAATAATAACCATCTATTGTCATTTAAAGTCCTCCTCTTTCATTTTTATGTTTGCTTTCTCTTTTTCGTCGTTTTTTAGGTCATGATACATGTCCAATCTTTTCAAAAACCTATGTTTCCATTGCTTTAATTGCAATCCTTCTGCTTTGAATTCTTGATAATATAGGTCAGGCGTGCATACCATGATAACTCCTTGTTGTATCTTACTGCCGTAAACGTAGTCGTGGGCCATGGCGTATGCTGCAATCTGCATGTAATAGTCTTCAATCCATTCCTCCCTTTTCGGACGGTTAGATTGCTTGAAGTCAACAATAGTTTCCATACCATTATGTAAGCAGACCAAGTCTGTAGAACCTGCGTACAGCCCCGGATAGTGTAATGTAACTTCCGAACCATACCATTCTTCCACAGGTGCAAGACCGATCTCAATAATTTTTTTGGCCATGGGACTCGCCTCTTGTCCGATTGCTGTAAGATCATCGTAGCCAGTTCCGAGTATATAGTGTTCCAAGAATTTGTGCATAGATGTCCCCCGACTACTACTATGGTTTTTGATCCTGTCTGCCTCTTGTTCACCTACTTTAGCCTTCCACTTTTTTATAAAATCTTGGTTTTTTGTAGCGCCTAATATCGTAGTAACAGAAGGAAGTCTATAATTATTTATTTCATAAACCCTGGTCCCTGATCCGGGGTCCGTGATCTGTTTCCCATTGATATATTTGTATTTTTCACTTCTCTTGATAGCTCGACCAATGTTATGATATTCTTCTAAATCTTTTTCATTCATCGTCATAGTTTCTTTTTTAATTCCTTAACATACTCTTCATTTTCCTTTTGACGTCTACCTTCTAAAATCTTAGCATGTTTTCTCCAGGCCCACGCATTTAATGTGCCTGCGTATTTCATAATTACATGTAAGCTTTCGTATATTATTTTATCAAACATTATTTTTTCCTTTCAAACAGTACAACGTTAGTCATGTCTGTTTTTTTAACTTTTTTATCTTTTTTAGTTGGCATAACATCTAATACTTCTCTCGTATCTAAATCTACAAAAACTAATTGTACATCTAACTCTTTTTGTTTTTTAGTTGTTGATCTATTTACCTTATATCCATTCTTTGTGCGTAAACTTATAGCTTTAACGTCTACTAGTATAACGTCACCCGTACCATCTTCATCAATCAACACTAAATCAACAGGTCCATGTTGTGACATGTTACGATGCACTGAGTAACCAATAGTTATAAAATACTCAGCAGCAATCAGTTCAGCACGATCACCTTTTATATGTTTACTGTGAGCCATTTTGTATTACCCATTTTAAAGCTGATGTTGTTGGATCAAATCCATTAAAATCAATTTTAGTGCAAGCTGTCAGAAGTGCCGTCATCAATAAAACCCATATCAGTCGTCTCATAAAATTCTCCTTCCGAGTCACAGTCCCAGCACTGATGCACTGTATTACCAAACTCTGTTGCAACTTTTAAATATCCGTTACCTTTGCAGGTAGGACATATTGTAACTGTAACTTTAGCTTTTTTTAATTTTGCCATTTAATTTTTTCACTTTCTCGTTTGCGATTGATTCAATGGTTTTACTAATTGATAATTTTGCATCGGGCAATAAGACTTTCGATAGCTCAATCAATTTCTTGTATGTGTCATGTGTTAATGATACATTTCTATATTTAGTTATATCCGTCATAATTCCTTTCATTTAATTATGATGATAATATAGGAGATTAATATTAAAAGTCAATGACAAAATTTATTTTAATAATGTTTATATGTTCTGGTGTTCCAGGTAATGATTGTAAACCCATGCCAACACCTGTTGTAGAATTTAATACTTATCATGAATGCGCTATCTACGGTTATGAATTTTCTACTGAATTATTAAAAGAATTTAATACAAATTTTGTAGACCAATATAGGACTTATACGGCCTTTAATTGCAAAGAAAACCAGAGTATTTGACAATGTGTCTAAATTGTGTTATGGCTCAATCTTCTCACCACAATTAAACCTATCCATTACTCTCTCTTTGGATAGGTCTATCTACATATACAACCAACAAAACTACCACTACCATCATTCATGATGTGTAAGTTTAGTGTGTCTACGTATCCGGTTAACTTTAGTCTTAGTATCTCGCACAGATCCATGCAGTTTACTGGTTCCAATAAAGATATATGTTCCATCATCTGCTTTGTGACAGGAACTAATTGATAGAGTCCGTCGTTTAGAATTATTAGTTCCATTACCCAAAAATATGTTTTATATGATTATTTTTATTTTTTTTATAATGTACTGATTTTTCACCATTGCTAGTACCTAAACTTATTATTTTATTTATACTAGGTGCTTTTAATGTTGCATTAACTCCATATCTTTTCCATGCTTTTTTCATTAAATTTAATTCTAATAAAAATGTGGACCATTGACTTTGTGATGCGCCTTCTACGTTTATTGTTACTGTTTTCATATTGTTTCCTTTCATTCTTTGTATATATAGGATATTATATGATTGTCAACCCTGTCCGTTGTATCTATTTGTGTTTTTTTGACGTTTTTCGTGTTTATTTAAATTTTTTTTGTGTTGTCTAGCGCCTCTTTTTTTATGTTTTTCACGAGGTGTGTAGAATTTAAAACTTTGTTTAGCCATTTTTTATAGATAATTCGTGTTTTTCTTTTTCTGATAACGCAATAGTAGGTATGTAACTTATTTTACCATTTATATGCTGTTTAAGATCATTACCACACAAAGAACATCTGTAAAGTTCTGGTACAATTGACACTAGAATAGTTTCTTGATTACATTCTGGACATAAACCATTAACAACTTCTGTGTTAAATTTTATTTTATGTTTAATAGCCATTAGTTTGCTAGTGGATTGCTTGTGCTTACTTTAATTTCTTCTATTTGTACTTTAAGTAATTCTATTTCTTTTTTGTTAATTTGAATATTCATATGTCCATGTTTAACACTTAAAGCTTCTACCTTTTCTTCTAACACTGCTATCTGTGCAGAGTAATCAGTTGTAGATCTGCTTTCAAGTACATTAATTTTTTCTGTAAGTTTGCCATAAGTTGCAAACCCACCACCTATTGCAACTACTGCTGCAATTAATGCTGCTATTCCTGCAAGTTGATCCTTTAATTTACCCATTTTTTAATACCTCTAGTTCTATTAAAAGCTTTTGTTTTCTAGAATTTATCTCTCCTAGCTTACGTGCTTTAATTTCTATCTTATCATTTTGAATATACGTTGCAAGACTCTTATCTGCATAAATTAACCTGTTATCTATAAGATTTAATTGCTCTAAATATATGTTTTTTGGTGCATAAAACGCTACATTATATGATTCTAATGATAACTGATTATCTACCATTGCATCCATTTTTAACAAATTTTTTAATTGTAAATTTTTTAACGGATTTTTAATTTTTTCATCAACCTTAGCCATTATAACTTTTAATTTAGGTTTAACAGTTTCTTTCGATTGTACCTTTTTTTGTTTGGTATTATCTTGTGTTGAAACAACGGATGTTGCAGTAGCTTTGCTAGTAGATTTTTCTTCTTCAGGTTTTTTGTTTTCATTTTTTTCTTCTATTACACTTGGTTCTTTTTTGCTAGCTTGTGGTGCTTCTTCCTTAGTAGTTTTTTCTTCTACCATAGGTCTAGCAGACATAACTTTAGGTTCTTCTTCCGGTGGTTCTTCCATAGCTTCCATAAAACTCATACCTTCTTCTTGTACCATAGCAACCATTTCTTCTTTTAATGTCTCAATCGGCATCTCTTCTATAATCTGTGATACCATCGGTGATTCCATTACAATAGCACCTGTAGTACGTGACGCTACTTCAAAAGTTATTTCTTTATTTTCTATACTAACTTCTAGTCTTGTTCCCTCTTCCAAGTTACCAGATAATCTAAACTCTTCTTCTATTTTAGATTCTAGTCCAGATATAATATCATAAATCTCATTTTCTGTAAGATCAACTGTATCTAGTGCTTCGTTAATATCTTCTATTTCTTGTGTTGATAATGGTTCGTGATCATCTATTGGAAAATCTAATAATAGTTCTGCACCTAATAAGTTTGGTCCAAGATTGGATGTACTTGTATTTAACGATCCATCATAACCTTCCCAGTACCATTCATAACTTGCACCACCTGTACCATTGTAAACTAGATTGTCTTGGAATTGTCTGCTGTTAGCATTATACCCTGCATCTTCTAATCTTGTAGTTGTCATTTGTGCAAGTGTATTGCCAGCTGCATCTTTAATTTTTACATGTAGTTTGTAAGTATCCTCAGCACCATTAGATTGACCACAGCTGTAGGAACTATTACCATCTTCACAGTTTTGTATTGAGAAGTATGAATTTAATTGTATTCCACCATCTAATTTTCTTTGTGTTGTAGTGTATGTTGTACTAGCTTCAACACCATCTATACCAACTAATGTACCACTTGCACCTACTTTCATTTGATAACTTGCTTCTAACTCACCATTAAACGCTGTACCACATGCATTATTAACTTGTGTTGGGCAGGTAATTGTAAAACCATTGTGTGTAGAATTATTATTTAATGCACCTGTAGATCCAGATTGTACACCATCTAGATCAAAGTTATCCATGTTAGATGATGTTGTGCCTGCATTTGGTAATATGTTTCCTGATGTTGCAGTGTCTTCATCTGCAAATACACTTGTTGTTAACAATAATAATGGTATTAACCATTTCATTTTAATATAAGTTTTACAATTGATTTCTCACCAAGATATATTTCTGTCTCTGCCATACTTTTGATGCATTGGTATTCTATATGATCTTTAGATTCTCGCATTGCCACACGTTTACCTTTTAAACATTGTGACATACCTTCTTGTATTCTATGTTCCTTAATTTCACCATTGACTATCATAAGTAAAGCTATTACCATTTCTGTCATAAAATTTTACCTTTGTTTACTCCTTGCTTAATAACATATTTTTGTGTACCATGCTTGCCAGTTTCAACTTCTTTTTTTAAATTTTTAGTAAAGCTCATTTGTTTAGCTTTCTTTTCCATGTCTTCTAAGTATTGTACAATTTTTCTAGTGACTCGTTCCATTGGCTCTTACCTTATCTTTTAACTGTTCTACATCTTCTAATGCTTTTTCTAGTTGTGTTTTAAGAAATTCTATGTTGACTTTGTTAGTCATATTTTGTTCTTGATTTGTAATTAACTTCTCTACGTCACCAAACAACGATTCTATTAACATAAATTGTTCTTGGTCCGTGGGCTTTTGTTCACTTTTCTTAAGTAAATCTGCTTGAAATAATTCTCTTGAAGTTTCCAGACTGGTTAGCCTTGCAGTCACTTCGGTATATGCAAACACACCCATAGCAACGGCTACGACTATACCAATCATATTCTTCATTGGCATGCTTACTGATGTATTTTCTGATATCTTCATCTAACGTTTGGTTCTCTTGGTGGTATAATTTCCATATCTATTTTTTCAAATTCTTTTGTCATTTTTGCTTCTTCTTTTAATTTTAATTTTTCTGCTTTCTTATCAGCTTTTTCTCTATCTTTTATACGTTTAATATATGTTTTGTAATCTGGTCTTTCATGGCCATATTTAGACCACAATGCCATAGCTTCAGCTCCAATTTTTCCATCAATTGGGCAAACGGTGCCGGCTGATATCATAGATTCAAATACACGTTCATCTTGGCAGAGAATAGCCACGGCTGCTACACGCATACCAAAGTCATTTAATATTCTAGCTAATTTTAATCGTTCACAATTTTTATCAATAAAATGTTTTCCGCCACTGATACCAAGGCCAAATGTTTGTACACCTAATGATCCACCTACTGCGCATACATCTTGTGTCATAGAATTGTATGATGGTGCTGATGATGTTGGTGGTGCCGATTTTATATTACTGTTTGATGTTGAATTAGTTGTTGTGTTAGATGATGATCCTGATTGATAGGTTGTTGCTCCGCCCGTATACCCGCCTTCAATACTTGTGTTAGATCCACTAACGTTCGATTGTGTTTCTGCTGGATATGCTGGCTCTATAAAAAAAGCTAACAAAGTTATTAAAATAATTAATATACCTGTAAAATAATAATTCATGCGACTGCACTCCATGATTACGCTGCCTGTCTACAAGAAGGACAAGTTTTTTTATAAGAATTAGGATGTTTTTCACAAACTATTTTTATTTTTTCTTTTGGCACATCTTCATAAAACTCTATATGTTCGTCTTTACATTGACAAAATTTACCAAAAATTTTTTCTATCCATTTTTTAATCATTCTTTTTCTCCTCAATTTCATAAAAGAACTTATCAGTATCTTCTGTTATCCATTTGCCTGAGTCCTCTACACTCCATTCATTAGTTTGTACTTTCCAGTCAGGAATGTTGTCCTTCACAGTAAATGAAGGTAGGTCCCAAATTATTCTATTGTTTGGTTGAGCCGCATAATTTCCATCTTTTAATGCAATTATGTGAGCGCACTTATGTTCGTGCGGTATTTCGGAATGCTCCGTATCGAGTATATTACTATCTGGATGTGCAAAGTCAATGGTAAATAAATAGTTACCGTAGTGCCATTTTTTATCTTTGCCTATGTACTTTCCGTGTTGGCCACTTAAAATATCATATACAGTAACAGCAGGGTAATAACTAAAAGAATTCCAAAGTTCCAATTCATCAAGTCTTTTGGTTGGAACAGTTGATGGTTCATAACCACGTTGAATAAAAGCCGTAATTGGGAGACGATAAAAGATTGCGCCATTTTCCATAATAGCATGCCATAAGATAGCGCGACCTGACATAGCGCTAATCCCAAACACAATGCAGTCTTCAACTTCTCCATGATGTTTTTTTCCGTCATATAAATATTCTCTCCTTATTTGTGCGTAAGTTGGGGGTATGTTTGCATTTAAATAAGCCATAAGTTAACCTCATTTTATTGTACCCCAATTTGGTCCAAATTCATAGTCCACTTTGTTGGGTACTTCAAGGTTGACTGCTTCTTCCATAATAATTTTTATTTTTTCTGCATGCGCAGAATCTTTGACTGATATATCAAGTTCATCGTGCACTTGTATATGTGGTATTATACCTTCTTTGTATAATTCTAACATAGCTTTTTTTGTCATGTCCGCAGCACTACCTTGTATAAGTTTGTTTAGTGCTTTGTATGTGTAAGCACGTTTAATCCCTGGTCCGTGTTCCAAGAGCGCTGTATCATGTGGCAATGCTTTGTGTATACCAAATTGATTTGGTTCCCATAAATGAAACCTACATAGTCGACCTAGTAAAGTTCTTACTCGACCAGAATTTTGTGCACGTTGCATAACATTATCCATCAATTGTTTTACAAACGGAACTTTATTGTGATATTGTCTAAACAAACTATCTGATTTATCTTTAGATACACCTAATTCTGCTTGTAATTTATTTTTACCCATACCATAAAACAAACCAAGATTTATGGTCTTAGCTTGTGATCTAGGTATTTCTGCCATATCAGCAACAATTGTGTGAAAGTCTGCGTCACCCTCATTGTATGCATCTAAAACATCATTAACGCCGTATAAATTCTGTAAAGCAGCATAATGTACTACCAGCCTAGGTTCTTGTTGAGAATAGTCAAAACAACCCCATGTATGGCCTTCCTCGGGTATAAATAATGACCTAATTCGTGGTCCGAGGTCTTTGTTTCTAGCTGGAATTTGTTGTAAATTAGGGTTTGAATATGAAAATCTACCCGTCACAGTTCCGCCATTATCTGAACGCAATTGATTTATGTCTGCATGAATTCTACCTTTATGTGAATGCTTTAATATGGTATCAATAAATGTGGTATGAGCCTTGTTTATTTCACGGGCTTGGGCGATTAGTTTCACCAGTGGGTGGGGGTGATTCTGTAAAAAATTTTTAGTAAAGGAAGGAGCAGATGTTTTCTCAGTTCTATCATAATCTAGTTTTAGTTTATCAAAAACTTGTGCGATCGATCGTGCAGCCCATATTTGAGTTTCTATGCCTGTGTCTTTTTTTACTTTTTGGATTAACGTGGCTTCTTGTTGCGCTAACTTTTGCTTCATTGTATGAGCTTTTTGAACGTCCACTCGAACCCCACGAAATTTCATCTCTACCAGACAAGGAAATAAATTAGTTTCTAGATCAAAAATAGATTGTATATCTTGGTGTAGTATTTCTTTTTTAAGTTCTTGCCATAACTCTAAAGTTATTTCTGCATCTTTTTCTGCATATGCACCTACATAAATGGCAGGTAGTTTATACATTTCTGCCTTGGCGTCAACACCCCAATCTTTTGCAGCAGCATATAAATCACTTTCATTTTTAGTTTTACCAGTATATCTTTTAGCACAGTTGTTTAGGTCATAGCGCATTTGATTTTCATCAACAAGGGCCGATGCAATCATCGTGTCCACAATTTTACCGCTGACACTTAAACCGAGCGCTCGTATCCAACACACGTCATACATGGCGTTGTGAAATATTTTA